AAAGTTTGATGAAATATATCTTAAAAATGGAGATATCATTGTTGATGAACAAATAATTGGCATCAAAGAGGATTATTTGATAGCAGTGGAACTAACCAAACAATCGCTACATGATTGGCTGGATTTACATCCTGCAATTTCGAAACGCGAATTAGCCAAAGAAGCTGGGCTTCATTCAGAAGCAATCAGTCATCTGTATAACTCGCTTAATCGTAATATTTCACAAATCATGAAGGAAAAACTAATTCCAGTACTTAAAAAATACGGCTGGGAATAACTATTCTCAACGCTTTATTGTCCTTTCCGGGTTGCATTGCAATCGGGATTTTTGTTTTATGAAAAATCCAGAGGATGAATTTGATTTGGATATAAGCTTTTTAGATGAAATCGATTTGGATTTCGATCTCGACAGTAAATCAGATACTGAAATTCAGGACGGCGTGGCTGTTTCTGCAAATGTTGCCGTTCAGTCGGTTGCTGAAAAAAAATACCTGAAAAATCTGGAGTTGGGATTTATAATGGCTAAATCAATAAATGATTTGTGTGATAGGCCAAAGCCCAATGAACAGTGGTTGATTGTTACTGAAAAACAGTTTAATGCCTTCGCTTTGGTATTGTCAATTATTCAGGAAAAAGTAATTGATGAATTGTATTTTGCCATTTATAGAATCAACGAACCCACGGTAGATGCTCTGATCTCGTTTATTGAGGCCGGTAAAATAAAAAAAGGATTGTTTATCATTTCAAATTTCTTTAATGCGACTAAAAAGCCCGAAAAATGGGCTAATAAACTAATTGAATTTTGCAGCAATAGCAGTAATTTTGATTGTATTTCGATTCATAATCATGCAAAAATCCTTTGTTTAAAAGAAGGTAATAATCACTTTGTTTTTGAAGGATCTGGAAATATGAGCGATAATGCAAGGATTGAACAATATCGCTATGAAAATTCTGTGCAAACGTTTGAATTTCATAAAAACTGGATGTTGAAACTGAAAGATTAAGAATATGGAAATCGATGACATTATTCTTGGAAAATTGCAGAAATATGGAACGTTAAAGCTTCATCCGGAGCGAATTTGCAAGCTCCTTGGCCTTACCATCTGCGATGCTGGTAGTTTTTTGCTTGAATTTCAGGAAGAAAATAGCCAGATAAGGAAAGCATACGATAAAGGATTGATTATGTGTGAAATGAAAATTGATGCTGAATTGCTTAAGAAGTCGGTAACGGGTGATGTAGCGGCAATTACTGAACTAAATACCCGGCAATATAGAACCAAGATCAACGATTTAAAGCATGAACTCTTCGGAATATGAACTACCTCGCCCGCATTGAATCGCTTCATCCGGATATCATTGAACACTACATTGAGTTTGGGATATCAAAGGCCATCCCGGAAGACCTTCAGCTAATCATCAGCCAACTCACCTGGGCTGTTGAGATATGGGAAACGGAAAGGAATATCACCCGGGCCGCGAAGCTGCTGAAAATGCGCGTCAAGGCAAAGCAAGGAATTACCCTCGGACTCATGTGCTGCAAACAACGCATCAATGACTCGAAGCTTTATTTCAATGTCGATTGCACTGTCTCCAACAAATACTGGCTGCTCGATGCTGCTGATAAATTTGAGGATCTTACCAAGTTGGCCATTGCCCAGGATAAACTAAAAGAAGCCGGCACCTTTCATGAGAAAGCTGCTGAATACCGGGTTAAGGCCAATGCCGAACTTTCCCTTTCAGATATGCAGCCTCCCATCTTCCTGATATCAGATAAGATGACACTCGAAGAGCTTGGTTTTGAAAAGAAAAACCTAAAGGAAATTGCCCGCAAGCATTCCGATGGCTTCTACGTCGAGTTAATTACCAAGCTCCCTGTCGATAAATCAGACAAGCGCCGGCTGCTCTATGATGCCGGAATAGAAGATGCCCAAATCATTGATGAAATAGACGACAATGGACCAAAGTAAAATATCAGAACTCGAAGAATCGTACATGAACCGGATGCAGATCCGCGCCAACCTGATCGATCCCAATACACTTATTGCCAAAGTTGCCCGCGCCGGTGGAAAGGATGAAGGTATAATTGGTCCGCGATCCATCAAGGTAGCATTCTCAATGCCTGGTGAAATATCGTTTCTGGTTCACAAGACTTACGTATCTGCAATGAGCAACATGATTCCTGCCCTGCTTGCTTATTATAAAAGACCTTTTGGAGTGAAACAGGAACCAATGTTTAAAGAAGGAATTGATTTTGTTCATGGAACATCAAAGCTTCCAAGTCATTTCAAACAACCTCGCGTGGGTCTTGCTTATCCAAAACATGCATTGGTTATGAGAACAGGCCATACTTTTCAAATTGTTGCTTCCGATCAACCCGAATCAGTTGCTGGACAGAGTGCTGTTCATGCGATCATTAATGAAATGAAACATCAAAAGGGATCTAATGTGAAAACAAGAATTTTCCCTGCATTAAGAACTGCCCCTTCACATATTAGAAATAGTCCTTATTACCAAGGTATAACAGGTGTTTCCGATACTGCACGCGTCGATCTTGGAGAAGACAATTGGTTCGAAGATTTCGAGAATAAAATGAACTCGGATCTGATCAACGAGCTGGCCACATCTTCCAAGCATCTGAACGATGCCATGGTAAAACAGTTTTGTCTTGAAAAGCTACTCTTTGAATCAAAAGACATTGTGGCCATCAATAATCTGAAAAAGGAAATCTGGAAGTGCGAGCATATCATTAAGATGTGGAACCCAATTGTTCGAGATCAACGTAAAGCAGCAACCTATTACATAACAGCATCTTCATTTGTAAATAAGGATATTTTAGGTGTAGGCTTTTTCCGAACCATGTTCGATTCACTTACGCTTGATGAGTTCCTTACAGCCATTTGTAACATCGCTCCAAAGCAGGTTGTTAACATGTTCTTTGGCAATTTCAAAAAATCAAAACATTGTTTTAGTGATAGTTATAAATACAATTCAATCCTTCAGTTTGATCTTAAAGATACCTTCAAGCTCACGGCCGGTTACCTTAAATACTTCAATCCAAAAGAACCATTGATCCTTATGTATGATCCCGGACATTTCAGCTCTGTTCTGGTCGGGCAATTCAATAAGAAACTCAATGAACTGCGCATCATCAAAGAATTCTACGTCTGGCATCCCAAAGAACAAAGCGATTTGGCCCGCCTTATCCATGCCTTTTTCTATGATGACAGCAGCTGCCATCGCATTGATCTATTCTATGATCGTGCCGGTAACAAGCAACGCGAGATTCAGAAGAAAGTAACCACCGATGCCAAGCAATTAAAGAATGAATTGGAGATGGTAGGCTTCAAAGTTCGCCTCCAGAACGAAAAACAGCGGACTATTTTCTACTATGAGCACTACAAACTAGGGTTAATCCTGTTCGGCGAAGAGCAACGAAACACCCCGCGCATCAAAATATGCGAGAATGAATGCCCGAACCTGGTATCAGCTATCCACCTGGCGCCGCTCAAAAACAAAGATGGAAAAATCGAACTTGATAAAACTTCAGAAGTAAAAGTAGCCTTGCCATATCAGGCCGGGCTCACTACTCAGCTCCCTTCAGCAATGACGTATGGCCTGTTTGGTTTATTTTCAAGTTTCCTTCCAAATAACATCAAGCGCCAACAGGTCATGCCTGATAATATCAGCACTTAAACCTTGCTTTTTTGCCAATAATTACCAAGAAACAACACAAAACAAGCCGTTTCAATATAAAATCAAAATTGAAAGCACTGATTTTCAGGCAAAAAATCACCCAAAACCAAAAGCATTTGCTTTTGACGTCGATGTCATGAGCACGCACCGCTAAATCCTTGTATGGCATGGCAAAAGGCCTGATTTTCGGGATATATGACAAACCCTTTGATAGTGCGGGTTTCAGCGTGTTTGTGCCTGTCTCCTTGCCTGGCATGGTCAGAAGGGAAAAAACACAAGAAAGAATGAATAATGTTTTTGCATTTCAATTTGTCCTTTCTCCTTTTTGAGTACATGATGACATTTGAATCATGAAAGAAATGAGAGGCATCGATGCGCTTGAACTGGCCAAGGAAATATCAAAGCTTCCTGATGGATTGTTCAACATTGCATTCTATCCATACAATTCAACCAAGGAGGAAGCGAAGACTACTCTCAGGGTCATAGAGCAGTGTAAGGTTCGAACTCAGCTACCCGAGGATCAGTTCTCCCGTGACTCAGAGAACTTCTTCCTGTTCGTCGATAAGGATGGGAAGCCTAAGACCTGTTACCGTATCCTTATCCGCTTCATTGCTTTCTCATCCGACTCATATACAATGCGTAAAGTAAACTGGACATAACCATGGAAGAATACAGCAGGAATGGAAGCTTAGGCTCGTACAATAACAATGGCTCATTGATGTCGTTTCAATTGGGTGAAGGTGTGCCCGTTGCTATTGATAAGCAATACGAATCAATAGATATGAATCAGACATCAGGACTACCAACCCCTATGCTGTTGAGTGTCGGAGGCAGTAAGGTTTTGATCAAAGGTAGTAACAACATGCTCCCTGATGAGATCAAGCTGATGTTCGGTACCAATCGCATACTGCCTGAACTTATAGACAAACAGTACCGGTTGTTATATGGTAAGGGACTCTATGTCTATAAGCAGGTATTCGAGAATAAGAAGCTGGCACGTGATTGGCAAAACAACGAATCAATTGAGAACTGGTTAGGCGACTGGCAACGAAATGGCCTTGCTGATTCACCTGAGCAATACATTGATAAGGTCATCAAGGATTCTTACTATTTTGAAGACTACTGGACCAAGTGGCGCTTTATGAAAGGCCGTCGCATTGGTACTATGCCAGTTGCAGGATTGGAGCATATTGAAAACTTCCGGGGTCGGTTGGCTACATCCAAGCCAACTAATATATTTGCCCGTAATTACGTTGATTCAGACTTTGATCAGTGCGTGATTGGCAACTGGGGCGTTGCATTTCAACTTGATATGCAGGTTTATCCTCGATTCAGGCAAAATAAGGCATTGGATTTTGATGTGGCAGTGAGTTATCACAAACACCATACGCCCGGCGAAATATACGGGATGAATAAGTTCTATTATGGTATCAAAGATTGGTTAATCGCTACTAACCGGAATCCTCGATATATCAATTCATACCTTGAAAATTCGCTTTCTGCAAAAGTGCATGTCATTATCCCGGAGCAATGGGTTACCTATATTGAAAATAAGATTAAATCTTATTGTGATACCAATGTTGATTTTCAAACTGCAGGTAAGGAATTGATGAAACCAAATGGCATTGAAATTGGTACCGAATACCATGAAGGCTTACTGGATGCCTACATCAAAGCTGAAATGAGAAAATTAACCTCCTTTCTTTCAGGAATAAAAAATCAGGGTAAAACATATACATCTTTCAAGTACACAACAGATAAAGGCGACTCCGTTGGATGGGAAATCCTTCCAATTGATATGAAATACCGTGAATTCATAACCGCACTGAACGATTACGACAAACGGGCTGATGAAGTGATCACCAGTTCAATCGGAATTGACTCCAGCATCTCGAATATTTCAAAAGATGGTGTAATAAGCAAGTCCGGGTCTGATGCTTACTACAATTATATCCTATACCTGTATGCCAACCTGCCTACAGCCGAAAGGGTGACCTGTTCAGCACTGAACGAAGCGATTAACATCAATTTTCCTGCTCTGTACAAACAAGGCTACCGGCTTGGATTATATACCGATGTACCATCACAACAGCAAGATATTTCACCAAAAGACAGGATCCAGAACTCAATGAATAAATCTACTCAGCAGGTGAATAAACGCCTGGATAAAACCGATGCGCTATTGCAACAAATTCTCACTAATATGCAAGCCAAATGATAACCGATTTCTTTAAATACGCTGCTGATTTGCGGGAATTTGCACCGCAAATGCCTACCGATGATAAGATTGAGAGTTTGGAGGCTCATTATCGTCCTCAATATCAAAAATTGTTGAATATTATTGGTAAGGAAACTTACGATCTTCTGAAAGTTGCTTTTGCCGATGTCGCATTCGATGAAACAACTGTAAAGGGCATTGCCATTGGATTTCTTCGGGGTGCCTTGGCCAACCTGACGGCTATCCCTTATTTCAACTTTGAAGCCTCTCAGCGAAACAACACTGAAAATAAGTTGTACCGGTACCAGGAGAATAAGCAAATTGAAACTTACCTGGAGAATGCTTGGACAGAGCTCAACTTTCTACTCAATCACATGGAGTCAAACATTGCTGATTTCACCGCTTATGCCGAAACCGATCAGTATAAGCTTCGTCAAACTCTATTTATAAAGAATGCAAAGGATTTTCAACGTTACTATGGCGCTGTCAATTCTGCCTATTTCTATAACAATGTGGTTTTCATCATTGAGGAAGTTCAAAATGATGAGATCGTATCCAGGCTAAAGGCTTTCCCTGAAATTACCGATTCAAATATGAAGTTCTTAATTGGTAAGGCAATCGTTTATGAAACCCTTGCAAGGGCTTGCAAGCAGCTTGACTATACCGAATTACCACAGGGTTTACGTAATGATATAGCCAAGGAAATCAATGAAAAGAACAGTAAGGAAGTTGATACCAAGAACAATTTATCCGCCTTTTTTCAGAATAAAGCAGCTGCCTACTTTCTTAAAATCGAAGTAGCCAACAATCCGGTCCGCAATGCCGGTGTCTATATCATGCCCGAAAGCACATTAACCGAAGACGATAAATTCTATATGCCATGATCGAAATCCCTTTCAGCAACGGCAACTCTTACAAGTTGAAAAATACATGGGAAGAATTATCTGCAGATGAATACAAGGCAGTGCTTAAGTTCATCGTTCAGCATCAAAATGAAGAAATTACCCTTCATCAACTTCGCCTTCAGGTATTCTTCCTGCTTTCCGGATTAAGGCCACGACTGAACTGCAATCCTGACAAAGCAGACCTGCAGGCTGAAAATATCACACGTATGGCTCATGAAATATGTTTTATGATGCGTATTGATTATGGGAATACGAAATCCTTTTCAAACCTATCAAAAGCCTCACGTGTTTTGCTTCAGCATTATCTTCCTTCAGAACTCGATCAGACTCCCGAAGTACGCTGGGCCGAAAAGGCAGTGAAGACCATTCGTCCCGATTTGGTATTCGCACGCAACCTGGTACCCACCATCGGGCGCCATAAACATGTGCTAAAAGGCTATACTTTTGAAGTAAAAGACAAGATCCTGACTACTTCACTCACCACGGCCCAATTCATCGATGCACAAACAATCTGCACCGAAATTGAGCAATCAGGGAGTGAGTCGCTTCTTAATTTGTTGGTTGCCATCCTGTATTGCAATCCTTACGACCCATTGACAGCTGCCCTGGCACGTGAACAATTGGGTTGGCTGGATACTGAGACCAAGAAAGCGATCTACATTAACTTCAATGCCATCCAGACTTATTTATGTACCCGGACTAAATACGCGATCCTGTTCAATGCTCCGGCACCTACTGAAACAATTAAAAAGCCAAAGCATTCACTTGGCCTTGGTTCCGTTGCCTACTCCCTTATGAAATCCGGCTATGGAGATATCGAAAACAGCAACCTGGTGAAGTTCTTCGAGATCATGTACTCCGACCTTGTCACCAATGTTATGACGCTTCACAAACAAGGTCACCCAATTGATAAAATTGCCGAAATGACCGGACTAACCATTTTTAAAATTAACCAGATACTATGAGCCGCGCCTTCCATCCACAGTTGCTTCGTGAAGCATTCCTTTACTTCTGCAAATTCCCTACGTTTCAAGGCATCCTGAACTCTATGTTCCGCAATGCAAAATCATCAGTTGCCGATTACAATGTCTTGCGTGCAGCCATTACCAATCTTCCTGACCACGATATGGTGCCCGAAATATTGAATTTCCTGTTTTCGAGTGATGAAACAAAGCTGAAGAAAGAAATTGAAGATACTACCGGAATATTTATGCTGCTCGATTACGGTCAGCTGAGCAGCTCGAAAGACAACATCGAGCGCAAGAACGATTCCTTTGAAATGGGCATCATCATTGCCCGCAAGTTAAAACCTGATGACTACGACATGGCCGAGATCCTGTTGATGCAGGATGAGCTCCTGAACACGGTCCGCAAAGTACGTGAACAAATGATTGCCGATCAAAAATACCATCCATGGGTGAAGCAACT